GTAGATCTTTTATAAGCACACGTCTAGCCAGCATGTTCCATTGATCACTGTCAAACTTTTGACTCATCAGTTCCACTGCTTCTTTAGCCGCATTACCAGTAATTGTTCTGGTACGTAAACTTTCACACAATCCCCAAAAAGCCACCCATGGATTTTCTTTAAACTCTAGTCCTTCGGTTTCGGGAACCTGTTTTATGTTGTAGGTAAAAAATGGATTATATGCAAGATAACAGTTGTATAAAAAGCATTCTGCACTGTAACTACCAAGTCTTGCCGCAACAAGTGCTTTTTCAATTACACCTTCTTTGTGTAAGCGACTATTGTTTTCCTCGAGATCTTGTATCCAATCGCAAGCCACTTGTAGTCCATTATATTGTTCTGATTGATATTTGTTGATGTCTAGCATGAGTGATGTCTCCATTTCTGTTACATATCATACTATTAATATACTGCAAATTTGCTATGTTGTCAACCTTTTTTCAGGACCTGGCCCATCCTTGTCTCGTTGATAAAACCATCCACTTAGACTGTATCTTGGATGATCTGCTCCAATACTCACTGGTGATACAAAGTGTGAATTTATATCAACTTTACTTACATCCATTAGTACCAGCCTGTTGCCATAAGGTAGAATACTAGACTTGATTTCTTTGACATCATCGTCCATAATACACAATTGTCCGCCCCAGTCTGCTTCCCATGTTTCGTTAAAATAAAAAATATAAGCACACCAACGTCTTACATCATTGTGCATCTTCAACCAACTTTGATAATCATAATATCCATAGTTGGCATTTTTTGCTATCATGTTAGGAAAATCTGTAATTGCACTTGCAATGTCATGAAATGTATACGTAGGTTGCCCGTACGTATAATCTTCTTGGATTACATGGTTAAACTCTGTAACCAATGGATCATCAGTTACCATTTTTGCTCTGGCAGCTACATGCACATGATGAAAATAACTAAAACAATCTTTTGCCTTTACAATATATTCTTGCAGTGTGTTTTGAAAATCTGGAGTTTCTTTATAGCCTTCAGGGTATGTCCGTACCTCTGTTCCTGTTGCTCTTGCACGTAGTTGATATGGCATGGTCGGTGCTGATTTGTATAATGCTTTTATATATTTTTCTTCTAAGATATCGTCAATAACACAGTATCTTTTAATTGCAAACTCTGCTTTTGCTTGTGTAATTTTTTCTGTATTGAACATTATGAACGTATAATGACACTATCTGCTTGTGCAACAGTGTAGGTGCTACTTGCAATCTGTCCAGGATTGCTAGGAGGAGTGGTCGGTATTGGTGCATCAGACTGAATATTTGCAGTTGCTAATTTGTCGATGTTTCGTGCTTCACGCATTGCTCCAACTGCGGCTTGTCCGCCTGTGCTTGAAAAATTCATAACTCGTTCTAAAAGTTCTCCAGTTCCACCAGCAGTAGTATCAAGACCATAGGATGGTAAATTTGCGGCAAGTTGAATTGCAGTGGTATCTTGTGCTTGAACAACATCAAGATCTAGATCCATTTTTTGACGTATTAGTTTTTCTCTAGCCTGTTGTTCTTGCATACGTTTAAAGTTTCTTTGGATTGTTTGTGCTTCAGGATTTGCAGAATAAAAAGTTTGCATTAGTGTTTTAGCCGCTGCAATTATACCGTTCCAACAAAGTTCTTTTGTTGCATAGGTTCCTGCACCATAGACACCTGCAGGAATAATATAATCAGTTGCAGGAGCAATGGGATCATAAGCACCGTCTATGAAATAATCCATAACAACGTAGATGCCTGTGTTTGAACTTGAAGATCCGTTGTCAGCAGTAAACACATCCATAGCACCACTATCAATAAGTTGTTGCATTAAAATTTTGTTTTGTTGCAGTGGAGCCGCACTGTTGTAACCAGCGGCATAACCAATTACATCACTTACAGTATAAGTTCCGTTAGGTCCTGTGGCTAGTGTAATACCATTCTCGGTTTTGTATGTGGTGGTCCAAAAGTTCTTAACTTCGTCTGTGACGTATTGTGTTTGATCTTTAATTAGATCTAAGTCTTTAAATGTTTCAGCAGTTGTACTAGCAGTAGCTAATAGGTCAGCGGTGGTTCCGTCAATGCCTTTGACCTGTCCAAAACTTCTTGCTAAGGCGCTATTGGCAATGGCTAGATCATCAGGTAATGCCCCTGCAAGATTTGCACCAAGGCTTTGAAATTCTGAATTTACTGACCCGTCAGCTGTATAAATGGCTCTATCGCCAACACTTGCTGTTCTTAATGGTGCAGTAAGAGTACTATAACTTGTTGGGAACAATTTCTGTGGATCCATCAAGTCTGTGCCTTTAGCTATGGCAGTTTGTGTGTTTCCAAGAATACCTTTTACATCAGCAACTTCTGTAGTTGTTAAATCACCAAATGCATCATAAATCTGACTTTGCACATTATTAGGTAAGGCTGGACCTATTTCGGCAACTTTATTTAGATCAACTCCTAAACTTCCTAATGTTGTGGTTGTCCTTGAACTTACTGCATTTGTAACTGTGCTAAGATCAGCACCTAAACTGCCAGCAATACGCGGATCTACTGATATGTTTGCTATTTTGTCATACATTGGGCCAAGATTACCAGCCTGATCCATGTTTTTTAATAGTTGTCCTGGAGAACCAAGATTTCCAATGCTTTCAAAATTTACCGTGCTTCCAAGACTTCCTAGGTCTGCACCAAAATCAGGTAAAGCATTTGTAATACCAGTAAGGTTACCACTCATTATGCCGTCCATGCCTGGGAATGTTCCACCAGCAAAACTGTTTGCACTATTAGTGGCCGCTGATATCATTTGATTTGCACTGCCTACAAATCCATCTGCACTGCCTAAAACACTGCCAAACTTTTTTGCACTTCCTACTATTTCATTACCAACTACACTTCCGCCCATTACCTTGGCTGATTCTGCTAATCCTGCTGGTAATACATTTGTAAGTCCACTTGGAGCTATTGCAGTAAGTGCATCGCCACTGAACACATCAAAACCGCCAGAAAATACATCATCACCTAGACCGCTTGCCATGTTAGAGAATGTATCTTGATAACTTGCTGGAAGTGTGCTTACTTTAGTCAGTGTACCAGTTAATTTTGTTGGTGCACTTAATGACTGATATTCTGCTTGATTGGTTGTCAAAGCAGCCATTGATGAATCACCAGTTAAACCAGTTTCTGGATCTGTGATATTGTTAGGAACACCTGTTGTTGATTCAATTGGATTGCCTCCAACCTCTGCAACCATACCTGCACCTGCGGTCAGCACCGTTGCTGTAATTGCACCACCACAGGACATCTTAACCTGCCGGTATCATAACGTTGGTGCTTCCATTCTGTCTTGTGTGTCCACAAGTATCCGGAGAGCCTACGTAGTTAATTGGTTTACCATTTGCAATTACACTGCCAGATCCTTTGGTAGTTTTTGCATTACAATGAGCACTACAACCTGGGGCTCCACAACAAGGATGGGGTGTTACAGAAGTTCCTACTAGACATGCCGCTCTACCGTTAATGAATACACTAACAGCGCCGGCACCTGTCGCGGCACCGCCTGCTGAGTTAACATCGCCTATTCTTACTGCTCCTGGCATTTTTATCCTTTTAGTATACCTTTTTGTGGTGTTACAATGCCTGTGCTTGCCTGTATGTAACTTGCAATTATATCTTTATTCGTTTCAGTGTACATTGTAATATTATTTGTATTTATGGTAATATTTTTGGTCTCATCTGCACTCATCATTGCAGGCAAGAGTTGTACACCTTGTTGTGTTGGTATTAAACTAAATGGGCGAGATATTATTGTTTCTTTACTATCTGAACTGACGATCTTGCAGATAATTTCACTGCTATCGCTAAGACGCAACGAGTAAGTTTTGTTTGCTTCTAACATATGTCCTCCGGAGTTACTAGTTAATTAGTACCCGGAGCCATTCCATCCTGTATTTTCGATGTATTCGACTAAATCGTCATATCCACCAACAACCTTGTTGTTTATTACAATTTGTGGTGCAGTACGTGCATTAGGAGCAATTTCAAGTAGCTCTTCTCTGGTTATGTCAGTTCCAATTTTTGCTTCATTAAAACGAACATTCATTTTTCTAAGTAAACTTTTTGCCGCATCACAATAGCCACACAAGTCTTTGGTATATACTACTACACTCATAAACTAAACCCCTTAAATGTATTGTTATCAACGTCTTGTTTTGTTCCGCCATTTACATAACTGGTTATTTCTGTTTCCTGCGGAGCA